TTTTTCCTATAGCACCACGCGGACCGGCCCCAGTTTTGCCAGGGTAGCACGGCCAAAGCCTTTGGCTAATGTCTTTGCGACAAATCCCGCACCGAGGGTGCCGATTATCGCGTTTTTATTTGTCATTACGTTTTGCGAAAGGGTGTTAAACGCTCCCTTTACGTTACCGCCGAGCGCCTGCTGTATTGCGCCCGCGGCGTCTGTTTGATTTATCAATGATAATGCTACGCCCGTTTCCACTGCTGAAATTGAAAACGACTTTTTTGCCCGCGTGCGGGACTTACGCCTTCGTGCCATGGCACCGGTTAATCATCCTTGCGGATATATCCTTGCCGGGTCGCGGGTCTATAGAAGATTTAGGGGGGGATTAGCTCCGCACTAGGTTTGCCGGACTAAACAAAAGTTGAGGACAATCGCAATCCCCGGCAAGGACAGACCGAATGTATGTTCACTAATCCCCTTTCCCCTCAAAGATATTCTTTTCATAAATAGCGACCTTAAAATAGCTGCAGTCGCAGCAAATCCGCATCGGGATATTATTGATTACCTGATTCACTTGGGTTCGATGATCACATTTAGCTTCGTGGCTGATTTGCTGCAACTGGTGCATGTCCACCCCCAAGTTAAATTTTTGAGTTTACCACCGACGCGCGACTGGATATAGAGGCGCCGCACGAAGCGCTGACAATCAAAGCAGCGGGGGCGCTTCACCGACGGTCCCCGCGGTAGTGCCAGCACTCATCGCATACGTGGCGGATGCGCCAGCCCCAAGTCCCGCAGCGCCAGCATCTAAAGATCATACTATATCCGACGCACCTTTGAGTGAAATCATTTTTTTGGTTATCTTTGTCTTTAGCGCTCTTACTTGAGTAAGTGTGCGCGAGTGGTCCGCCGTAAGCTTCCCCGCTTCGTGCGCGATGTCTAACAGCTCCCGCTCCAGCTCGCTAAATTTATAGTACGGCTTGCAATCTCTTTGTAGGTCTTTCATTATTTGGTGCAAGTCTTTGCTAGCCCGAGTGATGCGGCTCTCTAGGTGGTTTTGTTTCAGTGTTGCGATATTGCCCATGGTTGAATGTGGAGCGGGGGCGTTAATGGATCAGCCATGACACCAAAAAGCGCAGTCCCGCTCCGTAGGTCTATAGACATTCGGGTATAAAGGCTTCGGCCGGGGTATATAAACCGCCCCCACCCCTCTATTTCCACTGCGCTATAGCTTTTGTGCGTTGTCTTGTTAATAATAATAAATAATAAATAATAATATATTATATTATCATTCTTTCTTTAAAAAAAAAGAGAGAAAGAGAGTAAAGCAAAGCGTTATGCGATTTTAAAAGTTCTATGGGAAATCAAGGGGTGGGGGTTGGTCTATAGCGCCGTTTACCTGATCTTCCCCGGTGTAAATGCGCTTTCCGTGGTGCTTTGTGGCGTTTCGCCGTTATCCTGCGATGGTAAACTGATTTCAGGGAGCTTAACATGTGACATTATCAACCCGAGGAGGGGATTATCTTTTGTCAGTGCATCGAGAGCCGCCCCCATCGGGTTCAATTCCCGCACCATTTGTTTAGCTTCGCGGACCTGCGGCGCCACGCTCTTGAAAAAGGATTCTTTAAAACCCTTCAAAGTTTCGCCAGTGTCGGCCCGGATCTCTTCCAGTACGGGTGCCAGGAGGTGAACTATCAGTTCCGCGCCTGCAGGGTTCTTATCCCGGTCGAATTTGTTAATCCACTCGGTCACGCTTCGGCGGGCGATATAGTGCGAAAGGAATCCATAAAATAATCCCCATAAAATAAAGTAAAATATCAGGGTGGTTGTGGTAAGCTCCATTTTAGCCGGTCCCCCCCTGCTTTATTCCGATTTCAGCGCCTTCCGTCATGGTTTCTATATAAGCAAGTGCGTCAGGGTTTCGATAACCATGTCGTCAGCCCATCCTTTGCGGGTCATGCAAAGCAGCACTTTTGCGCCCCGCGTCGGGTCTTTTATTTTTTGTCCTAAAAGCGTGATGTGGACCGGGTGCGATCTAACGCACGCTACTAAGTCGGTTTCGTATTTGGACTGTTCTGCTCCGCTTACCCCTGCATCGTCGAGCGTTTGGACTACAACCGCCTTAATCTCGCCGGGGAGAGCGCCGACTGCAGCCACGGCCGCATCGACTTCATCCTTAAACGGTCCCCAAAAAAGCGCCGCGAGGCTGCCTATACTTACAACCCCGACCAAAGAGGCGCCGACCAAGGCGAGCGCCGGCACCGTGTACGGCTCCGCGAGCCCTTCTTTTATCAGCTCATGCTGATTATATTTATTGAAGGCGTCGCGTTGCGCTTTGTTGGCTTTGATAAATTCCGAGCCGTTATAGATCCAGCCCACGGCCTACAACCCAAATCCGAATTTAAGCCGCCCCTCTAATTCCTTACGCGTCGGCGTGATTGTTGGCGGAGCGGCTGCCTTATCATCTATAAATTTAGCTGCTAGCGCCCCGAGCACCAAAACCGCGCCGAGGTTCACTTTTTCTTTTTCCCGGCGGGCGTTTTTCTAAACGCTACGCCCATTTTTTTAAGGTTAAGTTTTCCGTTGCGATATACGAAGCGGGGCTTTTTGGAATTAGCTTTTACGAATTTGTTCCAGGCTGACAGCTTGCGCTTTTTGGGGTGGGGGTTGCCCACGTTGCGCCCGCGCTCTCTGCGCCGAGTAACATATCCCTGACCCGATACATTAAGAATGGCCTCATAAGCTTCGCCAATATCTAAATCCCCCATCTTATAATCGTACAGAATTTCGAAAGCCTCTGCACGGCCCCCTAATCCGGTGCGCCGGGGCACTAAACCAGCCTCATGTACGCCGTGCTAATCGTGCCGGTGGCCTGGCTGTTATTATGAATGACTAAACGAATTTGGGTCCCGCGTACTTGAATGACCTTATAAAATTGCCAGGTGGCGGCTAGCGTCGAACTGCCGTTATAGAGTAAACTCTCTAGCTCTCCGTTTTCTACGTTTTTATTAATTCTCCAGGTCGCCGAGCCATTAACGCCGACGGCTGCGAATGCGGCATAAGGCCCGCTTAAGGTTGTGGGATTTTTTGCAAAGAAGTCCACGTTGATGGTATTGCCACTAGTGTCTAACGCTGCCAAAATAAATATATCGTGGTTAAGCATATCGATGTCAAACTCCATGTCAGCGTTAATCGCTAGCGCTTGGTCGGGATCTTGAAAGGTAAACGCCAGGTCATTACTTGGATTTATCTGCCATAAGCCGGACGCGTCGATATATCCCGCATCGATAACGGGCTTAACCTCATCACCTTCTACAAATGGCGAGCCACTGACTGGCGCGTCAGATAAACCGGTGTCTTTAGTTAAAGACCATGGAGCACTGCCTTTCCGACGTAGGGCCATGCGCCCCTACTGGAAGATAAGAGTGACCGCGCACTCTACCGAACCGGTGTCTGATCCACCCATGAAGGCGGAAATCGAGATCTGGTTACTAGCGACCGTTGTAAGGTCGAGCGGGATTTGCTGAGCTGGGTCCGTTGAACCATTAGATACAGACGTCCCGTCTACGCCAACGCCGCCACAAACCACGATTTGCTGGACCCCGGCAAGTCCGTCCCCCGAAATCTTGACCGCGAAAGTGCTGGCCCCGTTGGCCGCACTATCAGTCTGAAAGCTGACCATCATGCCAATTATCTTCGAGGTGTTGGCCGGAACCTGCACCGCCGAAGCGGTCGAGACTCCATACAAACCAGTGATTGCAGTTTCTGAATCTACGGCCGTTAAAGTTCCTTCCCGTGTACGATATTCCATATTTTTTCCTATAGCACCACGCGGACCGGCCCCAGTTTTGCCAGGGTAGCACGGCCAAAGCCTTTGGCTAATGTCTTTGCGACAAATCCCGCACCGAGGGTGCCGATTATCGCGTTTTTATTTGTCATTACGTTTTGCGAAAGGGT